GGCCTACGGATGGGGCGGCTACATCATGATCCTATCGAAGGCAGCGTGGCGCGACGCGGGCAAGTTCGTGGACGGGCAACTTTGCGTGGATCATCAGATGCACTTTGCGCTCAGGCGAGCGAAGCGGCGGGTGTTCCTGATCGAGGGCCTGTACATTTACCACTACGCCAGAGGGCGCGGTGAGCAGTACCAAGCGAAGACGCTGGCAGCGACGTGCGAGTGCCGGACGGTGACACGCGGTGTGTCGCTGACCGATAGGCGGGCGATTTGATCAGCGTGCTCACGTGGAAGTGGGGCGACGCGTACGGACCCGAGTACGTGATCCGGCTCAACCACATGCTGAGTCGGCATCTGCGGGTGCCGTTCCAATTGTTCTGCATCACGGACAACGCTGAGGGGCTGTTGAATCAGGACATCGCGTTGGTTCCGATGTTCACGAAGTGGGCAGGCGTAAAGAAGCCGCAAGGCTACCGGTCAGCGGACAACGACCTGTGCCAGCGACGGCTCGCGATGTTCGATCGCCAGTTCCTCGAAGTGCAGTCGGGACGATTCCTGCACTTGGACCTGGACACGGTGATCACAGGCGACATCACGGACATGATCGTCCGGCCGGAGCCGCTGATCATGGCGGCGCGACCGAAGATGAAGCATCGCGTGATGCCGGGGTTCATGCTGTTCGACCGGGGCTATCTGCACGAGTTGTGGGAGACGTTTCACGGTGACCCGCAACGGTCGGACATGGAACTTATCGACAACTTCGTCTCGTCGCGGAATCTGAACCCGCCGACGTGGACCGAGGCTGATGGAGTGTACGGGCACATTTACATCAAGAAGGCCGGGCACCTGCCGAAGGATGCCCGAGTGGTGATGTTCTACGGACCCGGTAAGCCGCACGAGGTAGACGCGGCGTGGGTGAAGGAGCACTGGCGGTGACTGACGAGAGAGTTGTGCAGATTCTTGCTGAGCACAAAGCCTGTCGCAGCCCGCGCGAAGTGGCGGCTGTGAAGTGCATCATCGCCACTGTTGTTAAAGAGGCGCTTCAGGATAGCGCGTACGAAATGTTGACAGGACAGAAGGCACCGGAGCGAGCATGATCCCGAGCGCGTATCGTGTGAGTAAGCGGCACCGAGTCCTGTGGGCGACGATGAATTTCCTCGCCGACAGGGATGCGGTTGGTCCGCGCACGAAGCGGTTCGATCGCGCGGTGATCAAGGCGACGGTCGATCGGCGCAAGCTGATCCTCGAACACAAGGCGGCGGACATGATGCGGGACTTCTTCACATATCAGCAAGAGTTCGTGAAGGACGCAGGCATCAGTCTGGACCTGATCGACCAGGCGCTCGGGGCGACCCGCGACGACCTGGAAGACACGTACAAGCGTGTGTGCCTGATGACAGCCGGGAACTACGGTCCGTGGGTGCTCGGGCACCTGGACGCGACGATGAAGGCTCCCGATCCGTTCACCGCACCAATGACCGAGTGGATTCGGCAGAACGCCGGGGAGCGTGTAGCGGGCATCAATAAGACGACCCGTGACTCTCTCCGGGAGATCATCGCGGACGGCGTAGCACAGGGTGACACTGTCGAGATGATCGCGCGGGCAATAGACGACCTGTACCTCGACGAGATCATCCCGAATCGCAGCATGACGATCGCTCGAACCGAAGTCGGTAACGCGGCTAACTTTGCCTCGAACGAGGCAGCGCAGGCGACGGGCGTGGCGATGGAGAAGACGTGGAACACGCTGGGCGATGCGTTCGTGCGTGACGACCACGCCGACGCGGACGGGCAGACCGTTGAACAAGATCAGGACTTCGTCGTTGGCGGCGAGTACCTGGGATGGCCGGGCGACATCAGCAAGGGCGCGACGGCGGGCAACGTGATCAATTGCCGATGCTTCATCACGTGGGACGCGCGATGAACATTGTGGCGTGGGTGATCGTGATAGGTGCGTTGGTGCTCTGCATCGCGGTATCGTGGGCACACGGAAAGGGACGCGTGTGATTTACTACAGAACAAAAGACTACGTCATGAAGGCAGCCGTTGACAAGAGCGGCGGCGTCATGGTCGCACTACAGGTGCCGCTCGACGTGGCAACGAAGCTGATCGTTGAGGGCGGACAGCCCGCGAACGACCTTCATATCACACTCGTCTACCTGGGCAAGTCCGATCAGTTCAACGCGAAGAAGATGCAGACGCTCCACGACATCGTCTCGTCGATCGCGAAGGAGTACACGCCGCTCGACATCACGCTGACCGGTTACGGTGTGTTCGCCGAGACCGATGACGGCCCGTGCCTGCACGCGGTGGTGGGGCTCAGCGATGCACTTGACTCGCTGCAAGAGACGGTGGCCGAGGCTGTCGCGAGCTACGGCATGCCCCCGCAAGGCAAGGGCTCGATGAATGGGCAGTACAAGCCGCATATCACGCTGGCGTACGGTGAGAGCGCGGCTCCGCCCGAGGTTCCGCCTGTGACTGAGTTCAAGATTGAGTGGCTGCGTTCGACGTTCGGTGCTACCGAGGGTCTGTTCAGACTTCAGGGTACTCGGAAGTCGGTCATGATGAAAGCGGTGTTCGACGAGTCGCAGCATCCCCGCGACGAGAGTGGTAAGTTCTCCGAGAGCGGCGGGGGTGAGGGCTCGCGTGTGTTCATGACCCCCGACGACGTGATCGAAGAGTCCACGTGGGGTGGCAAGAAGCAGTACGTGATCCGCGACCCGAAAACGGGTAAGGGCAGCGGGCGGCTTATCTCTGAGCCTGTCAACATCAAGAACGTACCCGAGACGCTGTACCACGCGACGACGAACCTCCCCGCCGTTAAAGGCTCGGGGTATCTGCGGGCAGCGAGCGACGGCGGCGGAATGGGCGGCGGCAACGGCATGCCTGGTGTGTCGTTCACGACGAGCAAGGCCGATGCGGAGCTAATGACGAAGGAACTACGCCGCACGGTGGACATCACGCACGAGGCACCCGATACTGCCGAAGCGATGAAGGCGAAACTCGAAGGCTACGCCCGCGAGGACGAGAAGGCTGGTGGACTTCAGAAGGGTGACCTACAGCGGTCGGTTGACTACTCGCTGAGCAATTGGGAAGCCAACCACAAGTCGTCGTCGCGCGAATGGAACGGCGAGAGTTGGGACACGTCCCCGGCGAAGGACCCTGAGAAGATGAAGGTCAGCATGCAACGGCTGGCGAAAGAGACCTTCACTCAGTACCTTCAAGCTAGGGATATGGATTCTCAGAAACTCTTGAACACGAAAGGCGCTGACTTCCACCAGAACGACAAGTACGCGATGCTGAAGGACCCGCTTCTGTACGGGAGCGGTGAGGACTTCGCGAAGATGGACCCGGCGAAAATCGGCATTGTCACCACGAGCAAGAAGAACCTGCCGGGTCGGGCTCTCATTCGTGCCGGGTCCGATGACTTCCTACACGAGGTTCGTGTACACGCGGACGTGCCGCTTGAAACGGATACGGTGTACAAGGACGGCGAGGGTGGCTCCGGACTCACGGCTCCGACCGAGGGCGGCGGGACTCCGCTGATGTCGTTGAACCACGACAAGCGACGCAAGCCGATCGACGGTCAGGTGTACACGGCGTTCACGCCGGACGGCTCGCTGGGCACAGCCTCGTCGCCGGGCATCATGAAGGACGGCGCACCGGCAGGGATGGCGAGCGACAGCACGGCGGCGTTCGGCACGAGCGACCTGAACAACGGGGGCCGCATCGCGCCAGAGCAGGGCATGTTCAAGAAGCCACGGCGCGCGAATAAGGCTGAGGTTGCGATTCCGGGGACCGAAAAGCACATGAGAGTTCTGGACGCGCACGGGTGGGAGTTCCACGCTAACGATCACGATTCGGTAGTGTACTCGAACCCTAAGAGTGACGATGAAGTTCGAGTGTGGTCATCCGGTCATTGGATTCGATACACCAAGGATCAGAAGGTTGTCTCTCAGGGTGACACGGACGTAGACCTGGGACAAAATCTCGGGGTGAAGAAGGACGAGTTCGGCGGCGGACAGGGTCAGGGCCAAGGGCTCGCGGTGGCGACCGCGCCCGAGTTCACGAAGCGGCCGGTGAAGCCGGAGTTCAAATTCGCTGGCGCGGTGGGGCCGAAGTTCGAGGACAAGGACGTGAACGGCGACCTGAAGAAAGAGGACCCGACGACGGGCGGCAACATGGCGATCAGTGCCGAGCCGAGCCCGGAGATGTCCGACGACCGTGAAGACAAGCTGCGAGCCGAGGATCGGCTGCGCAAGAGCGGCGGAGCCTGGCAGGCACCGAAGACCGAGGCGGGCGCACAGCCAAGCATCCCGATGACGCAACAGGGCCGCAACCCTGAGCGTCATCACAACGATCCGCGCATGCGGGACAACGAACCGTTCACACCACCCGAGGGCATCACGCAACCGATGGCGCTCTCCGAGTACCGGACGCCGAAGGTTCAGCGCACGGTGGACATGGTTGAGAACGGCGTACTCGTGGTGCGTCACACGTTCTACGGCGACGACGATAAGACGGCGAAGCACATGGAAGACGCACACCGCGAGGCTGACGCGTCGCTCGATGCCTCGATGGACGGCAAGCCGTACAAGGACGTGGACATCACGGCAGTCCGCAAAGCTGAGGGTCCGGCTGTGATCCTGGCCCGACACGGCAGCACGGACTTCAATTCGGGTGCCGCCGAAGAAGGTGGGCCGCGCATTCGTGGCTGGATCGACGTTCCTCTGAATACCGAAGGACATGCGGATGCGAAGAGGGTGGCGGCGAAGATCGCGAAGGAATACCCGCACGTGGACGAGATTCACACGTCGGACTTGAGCCGAGCGGCTGATACCGCGCAGGCGATCAGTGACGCGCTCGGTGGTGTGCCGATCACGAAGACGCGGGACCTTCGTCCGTGGGACCTGGGCGATTACAATGGCAAGCCTGTCGAGGGCATCAAGGACAAACTCGACGCGCTCGTGATGAATCACAGCGAGAAGGCACCGAACGGAGAGTCATTCGATGACTTCATGGATCGCTTCTGCCCGTACCTCGAAGCTGCTCAGGCGGATGCGAAGAAGGGCAACAAGGTCATCGTGCTCGTGGCGCACACGCGTAACGTGCGCGCGGCTGAGGCTGTCTGCGATCGCGCGAAGATGACGCCGGAACTGATGATGGGACCGAACGACATCACCGAACCGGGTGAGTTCGCGGTGATGAAGCCGACCGGTGACGGGTGGGGGTTCAAGGTTGCGAAGGCGCACGACGCGGGGGTTCAGCCCGAGGCTCACGACGAGAAGCCGAAGTTCCCGGCTGGCGGTATCGCGCCCGGCACGGCGATCATCCGGGCCGAGGCTCCGGTTGTAAAGGTTGAGGCTCCTATCATCACTGTGTTGCCTGCTCCGGTCAACATCGTGAAAGCAGACAACGCCGAAGTCGTAGAGCGGCTGGGCGAGGTTATGAAGGAGATCAACATAATGAAAGCAGACAACACCGAGAGACTGAGCAGTCTCTTGAAAGCGCTGCTCCGAAAGAAGAAGCGAACGGTACAGTACGACGAACAGGGTAACATAACAGGCTCGATCGAAGAGGAGATGGAGTAATGGCAAAGAATCCGAAATTCTCAGACACGACCGCAAACGCGAAGGCCGTCGCGGCGACGGCACTTCTGAACAACGGCTACCTCCGCATCTATGACGGGTCGCAGCCCGCCAACGCCAACGCTGGCATCGGCGGCGCGACTCTGCTCGCCGAGCTACGGTTCAATGCGACCGCGTTCGGTGCGCCGTCTGCCGGTGTGGCGGTGGCGAACGCCATCACGTCCGACACCGACGCGAACGCGACCGGGACTGCGGCGTGGTTCCGTGCCCTCGAAAGCGACGGCACGACGGTTGTCTTCGACGGTAGCATCGGCGCGGGTGGTACGTTCGACCTGGTGCTCAACACGACATCGATCGTCATTCACGCTGAAGTGGCGGTCTCGTCTTTCACCTACACGGAGAACGAGGGCTAATCATGGTGACCTTGGAGCGCACTATTCCGAAGTTCAATCCTAATTTCGTTCGTAGTCTGCGGACCCAGCCGTTCGGGTTCGCCTTCGACGGCCACGAAGGTGAAGTTGTCGAAGTCTACGGGCACCGCTTCCTCAAACACGGTGGCAGACTCATGCCGCTTATCGAGGGTGGTGCGGACACGAAGATCAGCGCCCTGACCGAGGTTTCGACCCCCGCGCTCGACGCACAGGAGATTCCGTGCAACGATGCGGGAACGACGAAGAAGATCGTGCTCGGGACCGACCTGAAGCCGTGGATCGGCAACATGCTCATGAATCGGTCAGTGGCGGACCAGACAATTTCCGCGACGACTGCGTACGTGACAGGTTCCAGCATCTCTGTTCCGGTGGGCAAGCTGCGAGCGGGTACGACGTTCCGTTGGCGCATTTTCATGACGAAGACCGCCGCTGGTTCGACGGCGGGCAGCACAATCCTTCTGAAGATCGGTACGCTCGGGACGACCGGCGACGCGACGATCGCGACGCTGACGACTGGTACGCCGACTGCGGCTGCGGATACCGGTGTGCTCGATCTTTCGGCTACGATTCGGACCATCGGTGCGGCTGCGACATCAAACTTCGCCGGACGACTGACACACAACCTCGCGACGACGGGTTTCAGCAACATCGCGGGCGAAGCGTATCAGGCGGCTGGCTCGACGTTCGACTCGACAGTGGCGAACCTGATCGTCGGTATCACCATCACCACGACGACAGCATCAGCCTGGACGCTCGTGCAGGTACTCGCGGAAGCAGAACTTTTGTAAAATCGGAGAAGAGTCCTGCGGCTCTCCTTGGGCCGCAGGATTAAACACATGACCTTCCCGACTACGCAGCTTCTCGACAACTTCAACCGATCAGACATCGCGGCTCTTCCGAGTCCGTGGGCTAGTTGGTGGTCTCCCGGCAATACGTTTGAGAATTTTAATCAACATGCCGATTTTCTGATTCCGGGGACTGCGACTGACTATCGCAGCAATGCGACTTACGGACCCGATTGTGAAGTTTGGTGTACGATCGCACAGGTTTCGAGTGGCGGCGGTAACATCACCATTTGGCTCCGTGGTGACAACGGTGGTGCTAGTGTTAGTGGTTACGGTCTTGAACTGACAGTCTCGGGCGGCGTCGCTACATTCAAGATCGGTGTCTACAACGCCACGAACCCCGGCCCACAGGGCACGTTCGGGACGACCCTAGCGTCCACGACGCAAGCCTTTGCTAATGGTGATGGGGTTGGTTTCTCGGCGATTGGCACGACTCTCACGGCGTGGTATCGCTCCGGTGCGTCCGGTGCGTGGACCGCTATCCTGACAACGACCGACAGCACGTACACCGCCGCAGGACGTTTAGCGATGACCGGCGTACTCGCCAGCGGAACCAACTGGCAGATCGAAGACTTCGGCGGCGGCACGTTCGGCACCGTCCCTCAGCATACTCCGACAGGGCCGTCTGTTGGTTGCGGAGATCGACTCGCTCTCGAAGACGGCAGCGGCGTTGTGTTGCTCGAATACACAGCGCTGCTCACAGAAACCGATGGCGACATCGCACTCGAAACCCCGGCTGACGGGTCGGGCGGTGGTGTTCTTCTCTTCGAGTGGGGTATCGATTCGCGGATGCTCGTCGAGAACCCCGATCCTTGGGGTATCATGCTCGAAGACCGCTCAGGCTTTCTACAAGCTGAGAGCGGCGGGACTGTCATCCTCGAAGAGGCGACGGTTGTAGACGGCCTTCAGCTTGAAAGCGGTGTAGGCAACCTCGAAGCCGAAGACGGTCGGACGATTCGGCTCGAAGAGATGCCGCGCGGACATGTTCTGTTGGAAGATAGTTCGGGCGCGCTGATCGAAGAAGACGGTTCTTCGTATATCCTGCTCGATCAAGCACCGGACAGTAGCGACGCGTGCGATGGCATGCTGCTCGAAGACGGTAGCGGGTACATTCAGCTTAACAACCCGCGACCCTCGCCGACAGACGCGATCCTAGTCAACAACCGCGTCATCTCCGGGACAGCGAGCATCACGCAGCCCGCTGCGAGCCTCGATGCGGTGGGTACGGTTCCTGTCACTGGTACGGCGGATGTTACACAGCCCGCCGCGTCTCTTGACGCTGTTGCGGTGGAGCGCTTCACAGCTACGGGCTCTGTCACTCAACCGGCCGCATCGTTGGACGCGACAGCGAAAGAGCGTTTCACGGCGACGGCTGATGTCACTCAGCCCGCTGCGAGCCTGGACGCGACGGCGAAGGAGCGTTTCACCGCCACGGCGAGCGTGACTCAACCCCCGGCGAGTCTCGATGCGGTTGCGAAGGAAAGATTCACCGCGAGCGCTGACGTAACACAACCAGCCGCTAGCTTGGACGCGGTAGCGAAGGAAAAATTCGTAGCAACCGCAAGCGTGACTCAGCCTGCGGCTTCTCTCGACGCGACGGCGAAAGAGCGGTTCGTGGCGTCTGGCTCTGTAACGGAGTCACCCGCAAGCCTGGACGCGTCGGGCACTGTAACCGAGACGGGTGTTGTCGGCGACGGTTCTGTGACACAACCGGCCGCGAGCCTGGACGCGATGGGTTCTGTCACTGTGACGAACGTCACAGGAACAGCATCGGTCACGCAACCGGCCGCGTCTCTCGACATGAACGGCAGTGTGACCAACCCGCCGAGTCCTCCCAAGGTTGTGTCCAACGGACCGGGCGGTGCGTATCCGTTGAAGCCGAGACGGCGTCCGGATTGGCTCGATCAGGTTGAACGTGAGCCACAAACGAAAACCAAAAAGACGGCGGCAGTACTACTTGAACTAGGAGTCCTATAATGGACATCATCGAAAAAGAGTGGAACGAGGCAGATCACCCGCGCGAGCCGAAAGGCACAGCGGCGGGTGGACGGTTTGCCGGGGGCGGTGGCCCGAATGCCGGGCCAGGGTGGGCGAATCTCGGCGATGGCGTGATGGGGCCGACCGGGCACCCGATGAACGACGTGACGTGGGACGCTGTACCCGGTCATGATCAGTTCAACGTGCGCGAAAAGTTCTTGCAAGATTGGGTCGGTTGGGCGAAGAAGCACGGCCCCGACGACTGGAAGTTGAATACGCTCGTGGACCGCGCCGCCGACAAGTGGGACTCCATGAGCGCAGCCGACAAAATCTCCTACGCTCGTCGCCTGCCCGCCGATATGTTCGAGCGACCCGCACAGGTGGGCGACCTGGGCACCGAGAAACCGCTCGCGCCGGGTCTGCCGTCCGACCAGCTAGGCGAAGAGCCTCGTGCCGGACACCCCGAGGGCGGAAAGACCGAAGATCAGCCCGAGCCTGAGCAGGAAGCCTTCAGCACGGGCGCGGAGCCTCAGGCTGAAGAAGATGAAGGTCCTACCCCACAGCCCGAAGAGTGGGGCGAGTTGAACGGCAGACAGCAAGATCGGGTATACGAGAAGTGGAAGGAAGAAACCCACGACGACTTCGTGCGCGATAACGTTGAAATGTGGCGCGAAGACGAGTCCAACTTTGAGGGCATTCCGAAGGAAGTAGCTGAGGACTCAGATTTCGGTGAGCAGGAGTTGAAGGACATCAACAACGGCTATTATCCTGGTGAGCGTCCGGCCGGTATCGATGACAGCGGTGGCGGAACACCGGCTGCGCACGACGAAGAGAATCAGCGAGCAGCGGCGTGGCGGGACCACTTCGCGATCGATGACTCGTTTCAGAACGGCGCATTCTCGTGGGACGACGAGGGCAACCTTTCCGTGGACACTGACAAGCTGGTGTTCCGCGACAACCCGCACGAGGGACCCGAGGCTGAGCGTCAGCAATTGATCCCCGGCGTGTCGCGTGAAGAGATGTCGAGCGCGTACAAGAAGGCCGAGTGGGCAAAGGTGAAGGACGACTTCGAGGAGCAGTTCAAGGAGAAGTTCGAGGCTGAGGTTCAGTCTCGAACCGAGAAGCTGAAGGAGAACCCGCCCGACTACCTCGAAGACGTTGACGAATATCAGTCCGAGGCGTGGGACAACATGGACGACCGCGAGAAGTGGCGTCATGCGAAGAATTACCTGTCTGACTTACAGGGCGACGGTGGCGACGAGTCAGGTGGGTCGCGCGGTGAGGGTATTGCAGGTACGGTCGGACCGAGCGCGGAAGACGCGCCCGAGCAGAAGAAGATTCAGAAGCTAGAGCCTGTGTCGAAAAAGAACCTGGGCGGCGGGGTCAGTGTGTCGAAGATCGTGACCATGAAGGACGGCTCGAAATTCGTGTGGAAACCAAGCACGGGTGAGGCGAATGTTCGCGACGGCATCGAGGCAGGAGTGCAGTACCAGCGTGAGGTAGCCGCGTATGACATTGCGAAGGTGGTTGGAATGAAGAACCTGATGCCGGTGTCGTCGATCGTGAAGTACGAGGGGAACTACGGGGTCATGATGCAGATGATCCCGCACGCGCACAACGACGGCACCGAAGGTGACTCGGAATTCGAGAACACGGCGAAGCGTGGAACGATCTTCGACTTCGTGATCGGCAACACCGATCGACACGGGGCCAACTGGATGTCCGACGACAACGGCAAGTTGTGGTTGATCGACCACGGACTTTCGTTTTCCACGGGCGGCGATCGTGTGCGGTTCGGGCTGTGGGGTAGTGCCGTGCACGACACGAACAACGATGATGCGATCACCGAGGCGTTCGTTAAGCCGTGGCGTGGGAAGTGGGACAAGATCGAAACGATCCTAGAGCGACGGCATATCGAGAGCGACGCGGTCGAAGCTGCGAAGGAACGATATGATCTACTGATGCGAAAAGGCGTCACGTGGCGAGACCTATTCGAGCACGGGGAGTGATGATGAAAGCGATCGTCTACGGCTACTCTGGTGACAAACATGTAACGTTGGGTGAGATTCGTCTGCGAGGCGACAAACTCGTGTATGCAATTCATCCCAATGCGGGCAACCACGACCGGGCGCGCGACGTGCTCTCGACGATGATCAAGGAGGGCATGGGCTCCGACCCGAAGGTGTGGCTGAAGTACTTGCCTCACATGTACTCGGGGACGTACCTCCGGGCGAAGTTCGTGGACGACCTACCGCCGATCCAGCCGCGACACGGGTTGCACTGGCCGAAGCACTTCGAGCCCGCGACGGTGGCGAAGGAGTTCAACCCGGACCAGCCGCGCGACGAGTCTGGCAAGTGGACGAGCGGTGGCGGAAGTGTGCGTGCTCAGCAAGCGGCGTCGGACTACATGAAGGGCCGGGGTGAGACCTACACTCCGCCGACGAAGCAACCGTACGACGAGAAGCGCGCGGCACAGGTGGCCGACGCGTACGACAAGATGCCGAACACACCGAACGACCCGGAGACGCTGGACAGCTACCACGCGATGGCTGACGAGTCGGCGGCGCAGTACCACGCGATGGCGAAGACCGGCATGAAGGTTGAGGCTGTCGCGCCGGGCCAGCCGGACCCGTACAAGAACGCCGACGAGATGATCAAGGACGCAGTCGAGAACAACCACATGTGGTACTACCCGACCACGAGCGGATTCGGGCCTGAGGGTGCGACGGCGGATCAGCGGTTGCCGATGCTTCAGGACTCGGGCATCAAGGACTCGAACGGACGGCCGATGCTGAAGAACGACGTGTTCCGGGTGGTGCACGACTATTTTGGACACGTGAAGGACAACAACAACTTCCGGCCGGAGGGCGAAGAGGCCGCATGGCGATCGCACTCGGGCATGTTCTCGCCGAAGGCTCGCCGGGTGATGACGACCGAGACGCGCGGGCAGACCAATTGGGTGTACTACGGCCCGTACGGCGAGCAGAACCGCAACGCCAAGGACTCGGCCGGGGTCCGGTTCGCGGACCAGAAGATCGGACTGCTCCCTGAAGAGTACGTGTACAAGGCGTTCGACGAGGCTCAGCACCCGCGCGACGATGCGGGCAAGTTCTCCGAAGCCGGTGGCGCAGGCATCGCGCGCACGGACTGGCAGGCGAGCCCGTCTGCCGAGACGTTCATCGCCGAGCGGGACAAGAACCCGCGCCGGGACTTCATGAGCCACCTGAACCCCGAGGACCTAAAGGACAGCAAGATCATTCTGAGCGAGGACGGCAAGGCCGGAGCCACGGTCGCACCGGACGGGGACATTCAGAACGTGTTCCGCAACCCCGGTGCTCCGAAAGGCTCCGGGACTGCGGCGGCGCTCGAAGCGGTCAAGCACGGCGGCAAGATGCTCGACTGCTACGACTACGAACGCAAAGGGCGCGAGGGCCTGCCCGACGTGTACCGCAAGGCGGGGTTCGTCGAGACCGGGCGCATGAAGTTCAACCCGGCCTACCGACCGGATTGGGAGGGCCAGGGCCGAACCCCCGACGTGGTCTTCATGGCCTACGTGGGCGGCGACCAGTCTGCGAGCCCGAAGTCCGACCGCTACTACGGCAGCACAGAGTGGGACAAAGCCAAGGAAGACAGCAAGGCTGCGGCGAAGCCGCCACGCACCGCGAAGGCTCTGACCCTCGATGACGAGAACAAAAAAATCGCAGAGAACAAGAAGCGGTGGCAGTACCGCACGCACCGGTTCGCTCCGGCCAACTTCACCGCTGGCAACGGACACCCCCGGTGCATTCGTTGCGGGGACGAGGAGCCGGTGGACGGGCTCTGCATCCCGAGCCTGAAGAAGTGGGACCGGATGCTGACAGCCTGGACCGAGAAGTTCGAGAGTGATTGGAATGGTACAATAGACTCAGGAGGGAATATGTCGGCCGGTTGGATCGCTCAATTCCACTCGAAATGCATCGAAAAGGGTGCGGTCTGCAAAGTCGCGTGGCCTGCCTGCCCTGTCGGCAAGTCCGACACGATCGCCAAGTACATCACCGGTCACAACGGCAAGTTCCAAGTGCATGCCGAGTCTGGCAAAGTGCTCGGGACGCACGACACGAAAGCCGACGCCGAGGCTCAGCTTCGAGCGATCGAGGCGCACAAGCACGGCACCGGTAAGGACGTTCAGTGGCCGGTCGAACCGAGCACACCGGGCTACGGAAAGAAGCCTCTCCAAGGCGAGAAGGCCCCCAATCAGAAGAGCGAAGAGATCGCACTGGACGACGCTACGATCGATGCTCTGAAGTCGGCATGGCAAGCATTTGCCAAGTCCATCGGACTCGTGTTCAAAAGCGAGGACGTGATGGCCGAGCCGATCGACACGAACGTCTACCGCATCGAGGCTGTAGGAAAGCGCGCGTACTTCCTGGCCGAGGGCGGCAAGGCTGAGCGGATCGAGTACCATCGCAAGGATGCGTTCGTCACAGTGCAAAAGTCCGAGAAGATGCGATACACGCTGGGCGCGGTCTACGCGCCGGGCGAGGTTGACTTCCACGGCGATACGATGACCGAGGCCGAGTTGGAGAAAGCGGCTTGGGCATTCGCGAAGAAGGACGGGCTCACGAAGCGCGTGGGTCTGATGCACCAGAGCGGCACCGATGGCGCGGGCGACATCGTCGAGTCGTACATCTATCGCGGCCCGGAGTGGAAGTTCAAGGACACGAAGGGCAACGAACAGACGATCGTGCCGGGTACCTGGATGTTGGGCACCGTGTGGACGCCTGAGTCCTGGACAAAAATCGAGCGCGGCGCAGTGAACGGATATTCGCTCCAAGGTGTCGCGAGAAAGTTCGCGAACGGAGAGGAAGTGTAATCATCATGACTTGGTACAGACAGGACGCGTTCCTTCACCCCGACAACGCCGACTTCGATCCGACGCAGAGCGCGCCGGGCAAGATCGGCGGCGTGAAGCCATCTCCGGCGACGATGGCTGATCCTCCGAAGAACGCCGTCCGCGAGACGCGAAGCACCGACGAGTCGTTCGAGGAGCGGAAAGAGACCGCCAACATGGACGACGCCGTTTCGCCGGTCGCGATGGACATGGCCCCGAGCGACGAGCAGTTCTCGCCCGGCCGTCAAGAGGACGGCGAGTTCGAGGGTGAGCCCGGTTTCTATCACCCCGGCGACGACCGCGATCACCGTGCGATGAACCTGTTCGGTCCCGACGAGGACGAAGAGGCGGCGGAGAACTAAGATGCTCAGACGAGACACATTCCTTGGTCAGATTCCCGTCGAGAAGGGCACGCTCGCGCAAGGCGACATCAACATCACGATCCACGGACCGAAGAAGCCGCCAGAGGAAAAGATGGAGAAGGGCAGCGGCGACTTCACCGATTGCATGTCGCGCATCGTTCCTGCGATGGCAAAAGAGGGCAAGAGTCCGGACGATCCGAACGCGTTCTGTGCGTGGTATGAGCACAACCAGTCGGGTCACTGGCCGGGTGAGAAGAGCGTCGGCAAGCGCGATGCGTTTCTCGGCGGCTTCGGTTACGAACCCAGCTTCGACGAGATTCTGAAAGCGTGGAGCGACGCGGCTCGCGCGGCTGCTCTCGAAGCGCGGCGTCAGGGTCACTCAGGCGCTCCTGCCGAGCAGTCTACTCAGGCTGGTGCAGAGACGCATCAGGCTGCGACGAGCATGGGCTGGGAAGCGCGCGGTACCACAGGTGACGGCGCGCAGACCTACGATCATCCTTCGATGCCGGGTCACGCGATGACCGTGCACGCGAATGGCGCGTGGGAGCACGCGGCTCCGGGCGGCTACAAGGTGCAGGGACAGAACAGTGGCGCGATGTCGAATTATCTGAACCATCTGCACGGACGCACAGCGCAAGCTGCGTAATGGATCGCATGGAGCCGGTTGTCTACAGATGTACCGGCATCAATGAGCACGGAGCAATCTGCAACAAGGTTCTCTTCGTGTTCACTCCGCCGATCGCGGAGCCGATTCCAGGAGCAGGCGCGCATCGTGCGGACCTGGGCACGATCGAGCAGAAGTGTCGTCGTTGTAAGACGGTGAACATGTTCAAGATGGGAGAGTACGACACAGCGATTCGGGGCCTGCAAAGGCACTAATCATCCGTGTGGTACAATAGAATCATAGTAGCGAAGTAGAGCGAACCCGCCCCGACGAGTCGCGCCTGAGAGCGCCAGAGCCGAGGCAACACCAGAACGAAAGGCTATGGCGACCCGCACGAAGGCCCTCACAACGGAGTTGAAGGACCTGGACGTAGACCGGGTTGACGGTGTTGACCGACCCGCTACGGGCCGGGCCTTCGCCTTGTTCAAGAGCCGAGACGGCAAACCCGTAACGAAGAAAGAGGACACGACAATGGCCGAGACGATCACCAAGGACCAGCTTGCTCAACTGATGAAGAACTACGCTGCGGTTGCGACTGCGGCCGACATGCTCCTGAAGCAGCTTCGCAAGGACCAGGCTGGCAAGGTCAGCAAGTCCACCGCGATCGCTGTGAACGGTCTCGCGCAGATCATGGGTGCCGAGCCCGTGTTCGTCGCGAAGGCTGTCCCGACTCAGCCGTACGAGTTCTCCGAGCCCGACGCGGACATGCGCGGCCCGGCCGACGAGGACCTGGGTGGAAACTTCACCCCGCGTAGCATGCCCGGATCGATGGTCGGTCGCGTGCAGTTCAGCGTGAAGGGCACCGAGAAGGCTTCGTATGCTGCGCCCGCCGTCGCTGGTGAGCCGGACGAGGACGACGCGAAGATGCCGTGGGAGAAGTCGGCGGCTGCGAAGGCTGCGTTCGATGCGGCTGTCGCGAAGGCTGTCGAGGCCGCTGTCGCGAAGGCCGCTCCCGTGACGAAGGCCACCCCGGTCGAGAAGGCCGAGAAGCCGGAGTCGAAGCAAGTGATGACCGCCGAGCAGCGCGAGGTCCGCAAGGGCCAGGGCTACCGTTTCGGCGAGACGTTCGAGAACGTGGTTTTCGGGGCGCAGGCTCGATAAGCCACGCCTGAACAACAGACCAGAGAAAGAGGACAACGACAATGCAGATCGCACGGTGGCTCGAAAAGGCGACGTGGACCACTCCCGACATCACGGCTCCGACCGGTGGTGGGTTGCTCTCGCCGCAACAGGCGCGCGAGTTCCTTCGGGTTCTGATCGACGAGAGCATCCTCCTGAAGGAGGCGAACAACCAGACTTCGCTCTCGCCGAAGTTCGAGGTTCCCCGGATCAGCTTCGGGAACCGCGTGCTGCGTGCCGGTGTCGAGGCGACTCGACTCGACGCGAGCGATCGCGTGAAGCCGACCACGGGTCTCGTGACCCTGAGCACCAACCTCTTCAAGGGTGAAGTGCCGGTGTCGGACGAGATGTTCGAGGACAACATCGAGCGTGACGCCCTCGCGGACACGATCATGGTCATGCTCGCCGAGGCTGTCGGCCGTGACATCGAAGAGTTCGTGATCAAGTCGGACACCGATCGCACGGCGGCTGACGGCGCGGACTTCCCGGTTCTCGATCAGTTCGACGGGATGATCAAGCAGCTTCAGACGGGTCTCCCGGCGTCGCAGAAGATCGACGCGTCGGCGATCACGTCGTACGACTCCCTGTGGGGTCGCATGGTGACGAATCTCCCGGCTCGGTACCGCCGCGACGTGACGGCCCTCCGGCTCTACGTCCCGGTGAAGCACGCTGACGGTTACCAGGCCGAGTTGGCGAAGCGCGGTACGCCGCTCGGGGACACGAACATCCTGGAAAATCTCCGGACCAAGCTGGCGTTCCGTGGCATTCCGATCGTGCCGGTTCCTCTGATGACCGGCGTGAGCACCATCGCGGGTGTCGAGATCGACTACGACAACTTCGCGATCCTGACGCACCCGCTCAACCTGTACGTGGGTTGGCACCGCCGCATCCGTGTGGAGCGGTGGCGTGATCCTCGTGAGGGTGCGACCAGCTTCCTCCCGAGCCTTCGTGTGGACGCCAAGTACGCTGACCCCAATTTCGGGGTTCTCAGCTACGGCATCGCTCTCGGCACGGAGTAACATCCGGGCCTGCTCTTGAAGTGAACTGAACTTCCTGCCGCTCTGGTGGGCGACCCCCACCAGAGCGTGATTGGAAGGAAGAAAGGGACACCATCATCATGATCACCACCGACAACTTCCGCAAAATTCGACGCCAGCTTCAGGGCAAAGGCGTCAACTTCCGCGAAACCATCGTCACTGTCGATACCTACTCGGCCGTGAGCGTCCCCGGTCTCCGCAAGGACGACGTGATCGTCTCCGTGCTCGACATGACCGACTTGGTCGATGTCGGCGCACAGATCGTACGCGCGGCCAAGGCATCGCGTGAGTTTGGTTCGGTGAACAGCCGGATCACCTTCACGGCTCGCGTGGCTGGCGTTCAGGGCGACAAGATTCGCGTGGCCTACGTCAACGACCAGACCCAGCTTACGTCGGGTGTGGCTCAGGCGGGGTACGTGACGGTGGTGAACACCGAGAGTGCGGGTGTGATCTACACCGACATCATCTTCCACATGGCCCTCAACACGAGCGGTACGGTGGACACCACGGACGGCGCGACGGCTCCGAACAGCGCCAACATGGTTCGCGCGGCGGTTCTGACTCAGGCGGATGCGCCGGGTCATCCTCGTGCGGCCGACATCGTGGACGCGACGATCGACAACGGCACCGGCCAGACGCACGTCACGGCGATGTCTGCGACGGTTCTTCAGAACGGCGCGGACGACTCCCAGCACGGCGCGACGGCCGACACTCTGACCGATTCCGAGGGTCTGGTGTGGACCGAGCGGTTCCCGCAGGGCGACGATCCGGATGGTCGGGTCATTTCGGTTCAGTACGTCGATCCGGGTCTGGCTTCGCAGGATGCCTACGCTACCGTGACGATCACGTCGGCGAACAAGGTTCTGATCCAGATTCACCTTGCGACCGACATTTCGAGCGTGATCACCACGACTCGCAACCAGGTTGCTCAGATGGTCATGGACAGCTACCGCCAGAAGACTTCGGCGGCGGGCGACAACGGCGTGGCTGGTGGGCCTCAGGGTCCGGCCGACTTCGTCACTGTCGCGTATCCGAACGACGCGACGGTTGTCGCGGCGCATGCGGCGGCGGACCTGACGGGCGGTTCGGACGACGGTGGGTTCGACCTGGCGACGACTCCGCAGGATTCGACCGGCAACAAGGTGAAGGTGGCCTGGATCACCAGCCACTAATCTGACTTCAACCCCCGTAGCCGCCTAGTCAAAAGCTAGGTGGTTGCGGGGTGTTCGATAACCCTTTGGAGGCACCTGATGCCCTACTTGAATCTCGAAAAGGAATTGTTCGTCGCCGGGGTGAAGTTCCCGGCCGGGCCGCGAGAAATCGGCGGCGGATGGGCAAAGTTACTGATCGAGGCTGGGGCAAAGGGGCTGACGAAAAAGCAGTACGACGATCTAACGGCGGGAGCCGCCGCAAAGGCGGGCGACAAGAAAGCCGCCGACGTGCGTCTCTCCGCAACGGAGAATGACGGTGCCCGCACCGCACGTGACGCTGACGACTCTACAGGACGTGAAGAATCGGCTCTCGATTCCGTCCGGCGACACCAGCAAGGACGCCCTTATCGAGTCGTACATCCCTGCGATTGAAGAGGACATCCTTGCCCTGACGGGCTACTCGTTCACGGGTGGATCGAAGCAAGACATCCTCACGGACTGGCAGCGTGGGACGACGAGACTAACTCAGTTTCGCCCGGTTCTTACCCTCACGAATGTTGAGGGGCGTGTGCTTGGAACACAGGCGACGTTCAACCAACTGCTCGGGGACATCAAGGACCCAACTAGGGGCCGCATTCTTCTAGTGGGCTACCTAAACGCGTTTTACGATCCTCGCGCGGGTTACGGTGCCGCGTACGGTGGTGGTACCTGGGAGAACTGGTACAAGTGGCGTGAGTACACGTGGCCGATCGTTCGATTGACGTACACGGTCGATCCATTGGGTTCGGCGACGAACCCGGTACCGAAGGTTCTGACGACGGCTGCTACGGAGTGGACCGCGTTCATCCTGGGCAAACCAGCGGGCTCGGGTCCGCTGACGAGCGTGTCGATCGAGAAGGTGAGTGAGAGTTACGGGCCAGGCAAGAAAGGTCCGATGCCCGCGTTCGTGCAGGCGTTGCTTGGACGGCATATCCGCGAACAAGCTGTGATGCAGTTCTAAGAAAGAGGAGACTATGAAACCGACGTTGTTCAGACAGACCGTCCTGGTAGACGGCACAGGTGTCGTCGTTGCGCTGAAGGACCTGGGCGGCGCATATCCCGTTACTCTCTACATGGAAAACACGGATCACGCGGCCGAGGGCCGGACTGCGTTCGGTAGCAAGAACGCGAACCTCTTCTTCAAGGCGGCGTCTGCGGGTACGCTCACGAAGGCCATCGAGATCATCTTCACCGTCGTGGCGGGTCAGGCGTTTTCGACCGACGACGATACGAGCGATCCGTACACTGAAGTGTACACGGTCAACCTCGCGTGCGATCCTCAGGGGGTTCCGACTCAGCACGCGTATGACGTGATGGACCTGATCAATGCCGATCCGTACTCGCCGGTTGTTGCTTCGTTGGCGCACGGCTCAGACGGTAGTGCTCTGATGGGCGCGGCAGACATCACTCTCTCGGGCGACCTGGACGCGACGGCGCTTGGCACTGTGACTGTCGAGCATTCGGCTGACGTGAATGGCGTGGACGCTGAGTGGGATTCATCGGCAGCGGCGGGTACCGCGTTTTCTTCACTCGGAGCGAACACGACCAAGGCGTTTTTGCTCGATGCGCCTGTTCGCGGGCTCCGGGTCAAGGCGTCGAAGACGAGCGCTAACACGTACGTGACGGTCTCAGCGGTTCGTGCGCTCAACGCGTAATGACTGTCCAGACCGCGTACCGAAGTGTCAAGCACAGCATTGTTGACACGCTGAAGGCGACGTGGATCGACCACGAAACCGGCGCGTTCTCGGTTCCGCACTTCGCATCGGTGGTTGCGATCGCAGCCTTGACGATGGTGTTCGTCAAGAACGCGTACCTGGGCAAAGTGGACGGTCTGGACTACATCTATTATTCTGTGGCGATGGCGGCTAGCGCGAGCCCGTCGCTGATGCACAAGTTGATCGCGCGGGGCGAAACGCAGAAGACAGAGGAGAAGAAATCATGATGGGTTACATGGTGGCGGCTGGTGCGTGGGTTGCAAGCAACGCCGTGGCTCTGTGCGCGGGCGGATACGTTGCGTATCGGTTCCGGGCTCAGATCGACGCGATGGTTGCGAAAGCCGAGGCAGTGTTCGCGAAGGTGTACGGGTTCGTTCGCCACGGCGGGAAGTAATTGTTCAATCCTCTGAAGTGGTCGCGACCGATCCAGGTCACCGCTGGGCTGGCGGTCGCGCTACTTCTCTACGTCACGCTCGCGAGCGGCGTCTCGATCGCGTGGGCGCGCCATATCAAGAACGCCGCTCTCCGGGGTATTGCGTCGCAGATCAGCGACATCGATGCGACCGAAGGAAAGGCTGACGGTCTCGAAAAGGCTGTCGGTGCGCTCGCTGAGGAGAACAAAGTACTCGCGGCCAAAGCTGAAGCCGAGCACGCGGCTCGGATGGAAATGGCTGCTCGACTCGCTCAGGCCGAGAAGACCAACGCCGGACTGCTCGAAGCGGTCAAGATCGCGAAGGCGAAGGACGACAATCGCAAGCCGATTACCACGCTCGATGAAGCTGTCGCGGTGTTCAACCGGGTGACGAAATGAACCCTGTGAAACGCGGTATCGCGGTGGGGCTCGTGCTTCTGATGCTCGCTCCCTCAGCGTGGGCCGGACAGGCTCGTATCGTGCAGCCGGGTGAGAAGATCGACCAGCTTGGCGTGTTCATCCCCGCCGACAACGCGATCCAGGCTGCGGACCTACTTGATCGCTATAACATCATCGTTGAGCGCATGAAGGCCGCTGATGACCTGTCAGCCTCTCAGATGGCGCAAATCGAATTGCTCGAACAGATGCTTGGATCGAGCGAGCGTGAGTTGGAGATCAAGAACCTGATCATTCAACACAAGGACGAGATGCTGGCGTTCCGTAAGGAGATCAACGACGAGTACAAGTCGTTGCTTGCGATGAACCGGGAGCAGTTGGTGCGTGATCGAGAGGCGATCGAGCGTCTAGAGAAGATGGTCGAGAACGCCAACAAGCGAAGCATTTGGACAAGCATCATCGCGTTCATCATCGGCGCAGCGGCGTCGTACTTCACGTTCGGCATCGTGCATTAACAGGGGGGAGGGCCGACACCCGTGATCGGGGAAGCGTATCGTAGGTTCCTGTGGCACCGCGCTGAGATCAAGCGCAATACGACCGCTGTCTCCGACACGGGTGCCTCGAAGTTCGATTACGCCACGGTCCTCACCGACGTGCCCTGCAACGTGCAATCGAACGGCGGACGCATGAAGCAGGACGAGTGGGGCCAGGCTACCGGCAAGAAGATCAATGTCATCTTCGCTCGGGAGATGTCCGGCAAGCTAGAGCACAACGACCTTCTGATCGTGAACGGCAACACATTCCGCATCGTGCAGTCTCACGAGTCCTGGTACTACGGACAGCACCACGTCGAAGTGCAGTGTGAAGTCTACGTTCCGGCCGGAGACAAGGACAGTGCGGCGTAATGGCGAGCCTGGACGACAGCGTCAAGGTGGTGTGGGCCGCTGACGACGTGATCGAACGGATGGCGTCAGCGAATGTCCTGAAGCTGCTCACGGTGATCGGGACAGAGTATGTGAAGTCTGTCCAGCTTTCGATGCGCAACAGCCCGCGTGGCGGACCGAACGTGAACAAGCGAGGGCAGAAGCGTTCGGCACCCGGTGAGCCGCCTGCACCGGACACGGGCGACCTGATTCGGAACTGTCGCTTTCAAGTGCGGCAGGTAGGTGGGAAGTACATCATGGAGGGCGGCAACCGGCTCCGCAAATCTCTGTACTTGGAATATGGTGCAGCGCGGGGCCGCGTAATGCAGGCTCGTGACCTGAGCGGGAAGTTCACTAAGGCTAAGACAATGTCCTGGATTCTTTACCCGCGCCCGGTGTGGGGGCCGGAGCTATTGAGGATCAAGGCGCGCATCCCCGAGTTCATCGCGCGTCTACCGAAACGGAGACGGTGATGGCGAACCTTGTATCGGCAATTCGCAGAGCGATCGTCGCGAAGCTGACGGCGGACACCGCATTGCAGGCTCTCATGGGCGGCACCGTACGTGTGAGCTATCGGCCTACGCGCAAGCCTCTTCAGCTACCGATCATCACCATGTTCGACTTTGGCGATCGCGCCGACGACATCACACCGCTGTGGGACCGGAACCATCAGATCGATGCGTGGTCTGCCGACCTGGACAACGCCGAGGACATCGCACAGCGGGTCAAGGAATTGCTCGATCATCAGGGGCTCGTGCTCACGGGCTCAGAGGGCCAGGTCGATCGTATTCATGCGACGGCCGAGTTGGACGCGACACAGGAAGATGCCGACCTGGCTCGGAAGACGATTCGGTTCAGGGTGTTGGCGACTGACTACACCACGACCTACCAGAACAACTAGCCCTACAGCGTGCCGCTCAAGGTGCGCGTAACCTTGCGTGGTACAATATAACCAAGGGACGTACCTCGACTTCAAACCCGCCCGATTGAGTGCCAAGCGCGCCGTGGGCCACAAAGGGAGAACTAGCTCATGGCGAAGAATGCGCGGCTTCTGGAACTTGGACCAGCGAACATCTATCTGTACCTGCGTCCTCGTGCTCACCTTCTGATCGATTCGTTGTTCCCGTACACCGATCCCGACTCGGGCGTGTACGTTCAGGCGTACAAGGGCGGCAACCTCGCTCCGGACCGGCCGGGCAACGCTATCACCATCGCGTTCGTGAACGACGGCCCGTCGCAGAGTTTGTCGGTGTCGGTGGCGACCTACGCGATCACGGTGCATCTGGCGACCGATCCGTACTCGGCGGTGACCAGCACGGCTGACGACGTGATCGAGGCTCTGACGAACAGCGACCAAGCGCGCGGTCTGATCACGGCTGCTCGCGAGGTTGGTGGCGACGGCACGGGTCTCGTGGACGTGTTCGCTACGACTCCGCTCGCGGGCGGCAGCGAGACCGGCGTGGCGACCGATGTCGGGTTCCTGGGCGATGCGGTGGCCTACCAGGTGACGACCGAGACTGCGAACCTCACGGGCGCGCAGACCGGCAACGTCCCGCAGAACAAGGTGGTCATCGGCGGCATGACGAAGGTGGTCATCCCGTTCAAGGAGATCAGCGTGGACAACCTGCGACTCGGGGTGCCGAGCGCGCGGCTCGTCGAGAACAGCGACCAGTCGAAGCGGCGCGTGGACTTCACCGTCGCGGTCGGTGCGGACCTTCGTTCGCTCGCTCTGAAGATGGAGATTCGCAAGATCAAGGGCGGATTCGAGTCCAGCGAGCCGAAGGACATCATCATCATCCCGGAGATCAGCCCGGCCGAGGGTGAGGTCAACTTCCCGTTCGCGCCGACGACTCAGCGCGAGATCATGACCAACTGGTACGCCTGGCCGGACAGCATCACTCAGCGGTGGGCGTTCCTGGGCGACGAGAACCCATAAGCCGAAGCACAGGGTTTGGGGGACCTACGAACCCCTCAGGCTGTTAGGCAGCGATCCTGCCAACCTGAAAGAACGGCCCGGCCGGAGCAGCGGCCGGGTATATCACCATCGAGGCACAGGAGGCCCACATGGCACAGTACGACGCCATCACCAAGCGCAAGGACGGCGCGTGGGAGATGGACACAGCCGCGTTTCTTCCCGACCCGCAAGGGTTCATCAAGGTGAACGGTGAGGAGTACCCCGTGTTCTCCTACCTGGACATACCCGTCGAAGACTCCATCAAGATCGTGAAGCTAGGCGAGCGCATCAGTGCGTCCGCCGACATGCAAGAGAGAATGAACCTCTCGGTCGAACACCTGATGGCTCTGAACGCGGGACCGCGAGAGGGACGAGACAAGCGCAAGATGCTCACGGCAGAGATGCTGTTGGAACTGACACCGCGCCATATCGTGACCCTCGTCACGATCGCGAACAGTATCGCAGCGGTCCCTCAGATGGCCGACGAGAGCGCGAGCCCGAGCGAATCAGCTTCATCGCAGCCCGCGTCGGCCGTTTCTACGGATGGAGCCACAACGAAATAATGGGTCTCACGCTCAGACAACTGAGCGTGTACCTGTCGCACGTACCGGCGATCATGGCGCGCGAGGCTATGACGGCGACGGTTGTGACTTCGATGCCGTACATGGACGAGGACGCGCGGATGGAAGTGTTGCAGGAGTGGGCCAGGGCTGCGGGCTCGAAGATCGAGACGGCTGACCGGATCAGCATGGAAGACTTCAGAGAGGACATCAAGAAGCGCGTAGGCGCGTAACGCATGGCGGGCGAGAACGACGTTTTCACAGTACTAGGCCAAGTCAAGGTGGACATGAACACCTTGAAGGCTTCGCTGGCGCAAGCCGAAGCCGAAGTACAGAAGTCTGCTCAGCGACAGAAGGCGTCGGTCGATCAGATGTCCAAGGCCGCGACCGATTCGGTCTTCAAGCGACCGGAGCAGGGCGGCGCGGGTAAGGGCACGTGGTGGTCCGACCCGAACATGGCGTTCGGTGGCGGCGGTGAGGGTGGTGGGGCGGTTGGCAAACATCTGAAGGGTATCGGTGCAGCCGCCGAAGGTGCGGGCAAGGGCATGCACTTCACCATGCTCGAAACCCGAGCGTTGTCTCACGTGCTGTCTCTCGCGGTGCCTGGTATGTCAGGTCTCGGCATGGGCCTGTCCGCGATCCTCACTCACTTGGGACCCGTTGGAGCGGGACTCGCTCTCCTTGCGGTCACGTTCGGAATTCTCGCGAAGCGGGCCGATGAAGTAGCGAAGACCAATTTCGAGATCAAACGTTCACTCGCTACGTCCGACTTCGAGCGGCTAGCGGGCGCTATGACCAAGGCGAACGAAGCGCTCGCCGAGCAGGTTGACCTTGGCGATCGGGCCAACCAACAGATCACCGGCTGGCAGTCCTTCACTGATGTCATCACGTCGTTCTGGAAGAAGACGGCAGCAGATGTCACCGGCACCGGAGCCGACGCGCAGCGTGAGAAGCTGAAGAGACTTCAGGAGGGGTTCAAGCAAGCCTTCAGTGAGTTCGAGGGTCCGAAGCGCATGCGCGAAGTCATGCGTGATTTGAACAGCATCGAGGCCGATGCGGCGAATCGGGCTATCGGGCTCGCGGACACGAACGACAAGGTCAACGAAGGATACGATCGACTGAACAAGACGCTTCAGGTGTCGCGCGATCTTCAGGTTGCGGACCTAGAGCTACAGTTCAAGCAGGAAGCCTCGAAGCTGGGCCTCGTGAAGGGTACGAAGGAGTACGCGCAGCTTCGTGAGATCACCGACGAGAAGATCAAGGCGGCGGATGCTCGCCTGGCCGAGAGCGCGGCAGCAAACGCGGATGCTCAGAAGCGCAAGCTGGCGGAATTGGCGACGGCTCAGGTTGATTACACGAACAAGCTAGAAGCCGAGGTTGGCAAGCGTGTCGCGTCAGACCTGGACCTTAGAAAGACTGAGATCGACTCGGCACGTGAGATGGCTCAGCTACGCGCATCTGTGATCGGGCAGACCGAGAACGCGTCCGATGCGATCAGCGATGCGTACCGTGTTCAGGCGGACAAGATCGAGGACGCTGAGAAGCGTGCCGAGTCCGCGTCGGCGCGGACCGTCGCTAATCTGAGAGCACAGGTCGCGGCCGGTATCGATGTCGAAGCGAACACCCGGAAGATCGGCGAGGAAGAGGCAGCGCGTGAGACCGGGCGTCAGGACGCCGCGAACAAGATGAAGACGCTCCGGCTGCAACAAGAGCGCGACCTGGCAAACGAGTCCAAGCGAGTGTACGATGCGGAGATCAGCCGAATCACACAAACGACCGGGGCATACTTCGGCTATCGCAAGTCTCTCGGTGAGGACACACTGAGTGGTGAGATCAGATCGCAACAGGCGTTGAACAATCTGTACGTGAAGGGAACGGCCGAGTATTACAACGGGCTGAAGAAGGTGGCCGACCTTCAGAAGCAGATGCGCGAGGAAGCCAAGTCCACGTTCCAACAGATCGCTGGCGCGGCGGCGGAGTCGTTGAAGAAGCGGACGGGCCGAAAGGCTTTCACGCTGGCAGAGCTACAGACTGAAGCGGGCGGCATCGAGAAACAAGGGGAAGCGTTGTTCGGCGCGGCTGGCCGAGGCCAAGCGGTGGACACCGATGCGCTCATGAAGGCTCTCAACCTGCAAGGTGGGTTCGAGGCGTTCGCGGCTCAGGGCGGCAATCTGCGCGAGCGGTTTCAGACAGCGATCACAGATCAGCGCGGTGGTGGGTTCGCTGAGGCGGGCACGGTTGGCGGCGCTCCGGAGATCGACACGTCGAAGCTGATGAAGGCGTCGGCTGACCTGTTCCGTTCTGGTGTGGCTGACTTCACCGAAGCGGTCAAGGCGTTCGCGAGCGCGAGCGGTGGTCAGGACTCTCCGCTCTCGTGGCTCCGCGATCCGGTGACTCACCAAGCAAGCGAGACGATGGGCCGAGCGCTCTACCTCGACGGTAAGCGCGCACCGGCTGACGTATCGGGGGCGGGTACATGATCAAGACAATCGGTAAGGTCTTTCTCAACGGCGGGCAGTTCACCACGGACCCGAAGATCAAGCGGAACTGGCCCAACCGACAGAGCGTGCTATTCGGCATCGGCGGCTCAGCGGTGGTTCAGGACTTCGACCGCTGGGCGAAGGACATGCGGCTTACGCTAACGAGTGGTGGGAACTACATCAATCAAGCGTTCAAGGCGTTTCTGGACGGTCTCGCGGCAGTGCGCGGTGCGACGTACAGCTACACGGACTATCAGGGCATCGAAGCAACGGTGAAGATCATCAGCTTCGACGCGGACCCGACGTTCATTCGTGATGGCGATGGTGTGCTGTACGAGTACTCGATGGAACTGAAAATCATGACGTTGGCGAAGTTGGACTTCGCGACGTACACGGGGAGTTAAAATGGCAGAGATCAGACATCTGAACGCAGACGGCGCGACGACGCAGGCGCTACAGTCTTTCGGTCCGTTCGTCTCGGGCGCGCTCGAAGTGCGTTCGGACAAGGTGAAGTTCGGAGTCGAGAACATCAGCGATCGCGTACTCGGAGGAACCCCGTTCTCGCAATTGCTACTCGAAATCGAGCAGACCGGGACGAACGACGGGTTCAACTTCTACTACACGGCAGACGACGGATCAGGCACGATCAGCAAGCCGTGGGGCACGGACCCAGCGGGCGCGCCAACTGTCGTACTCGCGGGCGGCGGCAGCTTCGTCACAGGCTCATACGGCGTGAAGATCGTGGCGAAGAATGCCACGGGCAAGACGATCGGATCGACCGAGGCCACCTTCGACGCGACGACCGGCCAGCAAGCCACATATGGGTGGGTGCAGACACCCGGCGCGACAGGCTACGAAGTACACCGCACGAGCACGCCCGGCACCTATGGGGCCTCAACGTTGCGGGCGGTCATCGGGTCTGGCGCGACTATCACGTACGTGGACGACGGCTCGGCGACAAGCAGCGGCACTCCTCCGCTCGTGAATACGACCGGTGGCGCGGGTCCAGTGTACGGCACCCCGCCAGCGGACGGTGCGTTCGATCAAACTGACAAGGTAATCGCCACCGGCCCGAGCGGGCTCGCGATTGGACAACAGTGGTTCTATTGGGCGCAGATTCGAGTGCCTGCCAACACGTCAGAGGTTGGCAACACGCGCACACTGAACGTCGCGCCTGTGGAGAGCTAACCCATGAGCATCTTGCTGAGTGACATCAAGGTCTATGCGGCGGCAGTCTTCCCCGAGGACGATGCCGTCACGAACATCGGCGGAGCCCACGACTTCACGAAGAAGGTTCAGTTCACCGACTTCAGTGGAACATGGCAGGTGGTCTCTGACTCCACGTCGGACGACTACCCGACTGGCCGACATATCACGCTGTTCTATCGTGACTTCGCTGGGGCGATTCTATCCGAGAGTGTGGACCTGGACGGTACGACGTTCGCGACAGGTGTCAGCAACATCGAGCGCATGATGAAGGGTGTCAAGAGCGGTTCGTTCGCTGGTAACTCGGCTGTCATCAGTCAGTCGGCAGAATTCAGCGGCACCCTGCCCGCACAGACGGGGCTCTCAGCGGATCAGGTTCAGTTTCCAGGCGGCGCGAGCAGCGTCGATCAGACGTATCTCAACATGGTCTTCCGCGCCAACGGCGGCACTGGCAGCACGAAGCTGTTGGAGATCATCAATTACGACGGGGCGTCGAAGGTCGCTACGATGAACAAGACGGTCACCGGCTTCTTCGACAACACGACGACGTTCGATGTCTTCAAGGGAATGTTCTTCGACAAGACCCCGAACGAGATCACGGAGATCGTGAGGAAGGACTACGACTCGTCGGCGGATGTAGCTGTCATTTCGGGTGGCTCCGATCGTGACTTCTACGTGAAGGTGTTCTTCGAGCACACAGACGCGAGCGCGAGCGGGCTCAGCGCGACAAGCTGTGTGGTGCGTGAGGCTCAGGACCCAACCGGGCTGAACACGTTCGCGATTGGCACCGCGCTGAACGACAGTGTAGACAACGGCGCGTTCAACCGACAGCACTCACCGACGACCGGTGTGACAGCGTTCGATAACTCGGACAAGAACGTACCCAGCGGACAGATCATGGCACCGGGCGATCGCATCGCGGTGTGGATCAAGCTGCATCGAGCAGCGGGCGCATCGGCGGTGAAATCTTTCTGGATGCCGCAGTTCCGCTTCCAAACCACGTAACAGGAGAAAGCAATGGCAAACGAGAGACTGACAGACCTGACTGAACTGAGCGTACCGGCGACAGACGACTGGCTGTACGTTGTCGATACGTCGGACACGACCGACGATCCGGCCGGGTCTAGCCGAAAGGCGACCATCGAACGTGTGCTAGCGAACATGTTTCCTTCGACGTTCGAGGCTCGCCTGACGACTGAGAGCGGCGTGCCGATCAGCACGGCGGACCGAACGGCGCAGAGCACGATCTATGTGACGCCGATAGTGTCGGGACGCATCTGTCTGTACGACGGCTCTCGGTGGAAGCTGTATGTGCTGACCGAGAAGAGCCTGGCGCTTTCGTCGCTCACGTCGGGTAAGAACTACGACGTGTTCCTGTACGATAACTCGGGTACACTGACTGTCGAGTTGAGTGCCGCGTGGTCAAGCGATACCGCCCGCACGGACGCTCTAACGACTCAGGATGGTGTTCTCGTGAAGAGCGGTTCTCTGACGCGGCGATACGTGGGCACGATTCGCACCACGGGTACGACGACGACTGAGGACAGTCTCGCAAAGCGATTCGTGTGGAACATGTACAACCGGACGATCAAGTCCATGAAGCGGTCTGAGACCACAGACGGCTGGGTTTACGACACCGGCTCATTCCGGCAAGCGAACGCCGCATCCGCGAACCAGTTGGACTACGTCGTTGGGCAGGCAGACGTGATCGTCGAAGCGACGGTGCGTGCAAGCTGGGCCGCGAACCCGGCTGTTGCGGTTGTGAGCAACGCGACTCCGTACGAGCGGATCGTCGGCGTCGGCGTGGACAGCACAACGACGAGCAGTGCGCAGATCGCCAACGTGTCACATGGTATGACCGACGACAACCTGAACACGTTGAACATTGCGGCAGGCGCGCCTACTGCGGAGTACCGAGGCTATCCGGGCCTGGGCCGACACTTCCTTGCGTGGTTGGAGCGTGGCGGTGGCGGTGAGGACGAGACCACGCTGTGGTTCGGTGACGTGGCGTTCAACTCGGGCTCCGGTACGGGAGTGCATAACGGTATCTCCGGTTGGCTGATGGGGTAACGCTCCGTGCTGCTTCAAAACGGCACTGACAAAATCCTTCTTCAGAACGGCGCGGACTTCCTGCTCATGCAGGACGGTTCGGGCGGCAACGCGTGCGGAGCCTTGCTTCAAACGGCGGGCCTTGTCTTCCTTTTGCAGGACGGCTCGTCTGCTCTGTTACTTCAGGACGGCTCCGGCGACTGCGCGGGTTGCGGAGCCTTGCTCCAAACGCCTAACTCTGTCTTCCTGCTACAGGACGGCGTGTCTGCCCTACTGCTTCAGGACGGGTCCGGTGATTGCGGCGGCGGCGCGACAACCTTAACTCTCAATACGATCTTGCCGTTCGAGTCGAACGAGACGCCGCTCTTCGACTTGGCCCTGAGCGTGATCATGCCGCTCGAATCGAAGGGCTACCTGCTACTCAACGCGAAACTGCCCCTCGAATCGAAAGGTTGGTTGCAGCCGAAGGTCAAGATTCCGTTCGAGAGCGGCGGTGCGGACCCGGCAGCGATCGAGGTTCGCTTCGACATCTTCCGAGCACTCAACAGTCCGATCCCGGTCTTCTTCGACATCGTTAGCAATTTGCCGAAGCCGGAGCCGATCGTTGTCGAGTTCGACATCTTCGAGGGTGTTGCGTCGGCATCGGTGTCGTTCGACATCTTCTCGGGGAAACTGCAAGACGCTCGGTGCGCTGACGTACAAATGCCAATTGCTAAGTGGGAGATTTTCTAATGTCCATTTCACCGCCCGCGTCGGCACTCACGATCGACGCCACGGTTCAGATGACCAGCGACCAATGGGAACTGGCGATGAACACGTCCGAAGCCTGGCGGTCGCGCTCCGCGACTGAAAAGGTCGATCTATCGGTTGGTCTGATCGACGCGGACGGCAACCCGCAGTACGTCAAGCAAGTGAAGGATGGGCTGATCCAGGAGTGGGAGCTAGAACTAACACCGAACCAACTGCTCACTCGGCTGCGCGGGCAGGACGCGGCGGTCTATGCGATTCAGACGACGCTCTACATCTCGTACATCACGGGCGGCTTCGCTCCCCCGGTGACTCCGCCTGAGGCGCTACCACCCGGACTGCGGCCGATCCTGGGAGTCACGCGTCGGATCATCTTGCCGGGCCACTGGACGGCGTCGGCTGTCTGTAAGGACCTAGCAAATCGGGTCGGGCTCGACTGCTCGTATCAGGCCCCTGACTTCGTGCTACGCGAAGACGTGGAAGTGAACGGGCCGATCATTCAGGCGATCCAACAGATCGTCGCGCCGCTTAACAGCTTCGAGCCTTACAAGGTGGACGTATACGTGGACGGTGGTCGCACACTGATGATTCGCCAGCGACAAGGACTCGTCGAGGCCCCGAGTCCGGGCGGTCCGGAGCCGGGTGGGCTGAACACAGTGACCGTTGACTGCGCGACCATGTCTCAGCTACTCGTGCGTCGGCACTTCCTCGATAACATCCGCGTGTTCCGCGCGACGGGGGCGATCATCTCTTGTTCGGAGCTATTGACACTCGATCCGTTCACCGAGCAGTACGACGAGTTCGACGGCACGAATCACACGCGTACGACGGTGTCCGGGAGACGGCGTCGCTGCGACGGCGCAGAGATTAACTCGACGAAAGAGACGTACAATCTCGATACGAGTGAGTTCATGTCGCGCGAAACGACTACGAACATTTGGGACCCGTTGGAGCTAGATTCCAATTGCAATATCCGCAACAGTCCGCAGGACCGTGGCTCACAGACGATCATCGAGACTGAGGACCCGGATGACCATATCGTTCGTCACACCGACACAGTGACGGTGGTGAAGGTGTACGATACTCAGGGGTTCATCGTATCGCAAGAGACACTGACCGAGCACCTGACTGACGGCGAAATGTTGCCGACGAAGCGTGAGGTTAAGCGTTTCTTCGAGAACGGCTCGAAGCAGTACACCGATCAGACTACCATCTGGACGATCGACTCGGATGGTAAGGCTACGATCGCATCGTCGAAGTCTGCTCCGGCAAGCGGGCTGCGCCCTGGTGGTCCGGGCCGCGCACCGAAGTCGAACGACAACCTGTTCCCCCGTGCGTTCAAGAACGCAATCATCGATAACGTGCCGGGCGCGAAGGACTTCACTCTCAACGCGCCCAGCTTCAACCAGGCGATGATCAACACAATCTATGATCAGGCTGTCGCGTCGAGCGGGTGCTTCGAGTACGAAGTGCAGTTCACTGCCATTAACATCCCGTGGTTGAAGAAAGGGCAGATGTTCAAGATCACTGGTCTGATGTACGAGGACGGCGTGACCCCGGTCAATCTTCCGGAGTTCACTGTCCTCGACTCGCGCATCCTGCACACGGAGAGCGGGTCAAACCCAACATCGATCACCCAAGTGAAAGGCGTCTTTTGGTCTAAGACGTATGACGACTAATGCCACAGCCGCGACTCTCGACGGTACTTGGAGCAGTTGGCAGTAGCTCGTTCGCCGCGAAGGGGGTATTCGGCGCGGCGGGTAGCTCGGCGTTTGCCTCTGACGCGACTTCGTCCCGAGCGACTGTCATCGGCGTGGTCAGCGACTACAGCAACACGTACTACTGCGACTTCAACGGGTTCACGATCCGCGCGACAGCCACGATCGATGCTGCGATCCAGGTGGGTGACGCTGTGTGGGTACAGAAGTCTTCATCGGGCTACGTCATCACAGGAACGCTCTAATGCCTCAGCCTCGCGCGCTCTCACAGCTACAGCGCACGGCGAAGGCTCCCGGTGGTGCATCCGGCGTCACGATCACGCGGGAGACTGTCGAAGCCGTCTCTGGAAACGTCTACACGATTCAAGGCTTCCAGGTCCCCGGCACTCAGGTGCAAGCCGACGTTGGTGATCAGGTTGACGTGTTGTGGCAGAAGGGCAAGCCACAACGCGTCCTGAATCACGAGGTACGCCGGGGGTCCGCGCATATCGTGGACGACGAGGGGGCACAGAGCATTGTCGAAGAGTTGTTCATAGCGCCTAACCCTAAGCTGGCGAGCAGCGTCCCGGACATTTACTTTCGCAACGACCAACAGGTCACCGCGCTCGGAATCGGCAACGACTTCGCCACGGCACCATCGAGTGTTTTTTGGGGAATGAACACAGACGTGTTCGGTGTGCTCGCCGGGTCCGTGGTACATGTGTATCGGATCGATCGCCCGAGCCTAGTGAAGGTTCTGAGGAAGACGGCGAAGATCAAGGTGAAGCTGTACTCGCTGGACCTGTTGACGGCATTCAGCAACCTGACCGTCGCGACGCTGTCGTTCGAGTGGCATCGTAACACTCAGGCTCCGTACTTCAAGATCAACTACACAGCGCCGCTCGGTCCGGTGGTTTTCGATGGCGTTGACACAGTGCGGGACAAAGCGGACATGACGCGGGCTCTCACGATCAAGCTGAACGGTATTACCGCGTCCTTCGTCGAGGAGGTTCCCGGCACGTACGAGGCTACGGTTACGAACACCGTCGAAAGCATCATCGTAGACGAGAACAACCAGACGATCATCGCTCTGTCCATGAAGATCACCGGACTCGGTGACGTGCAGTCGCCGGGTGACTCTCCTGTGACCAATCCGAATCACAACCTGACGAATGCTACGCTCGATGCGCAGACGTTTCAGTTCAGCGACACCACGCCGCGCGACATCGATACCTCGTATGCTCCGGGGGTGAACGATCCGGTGTGGTCAGAGACCGATGTTCAGTCCCCGTTCTTGCGACGGGGAATCAATCCGAAGGCTGTCTTCGAGCGGTGGATCACTCCGACGTTGGACTTCCGCAAGTATTTCAGGATCAGCGAGAAACACGTGCTGTTGCTCAACGCGAGCACCAACGCGGTTGTGAAGGCGACAATCGACGCGGCACCGAACCCGCATGCTGAGGAAATCTATACAGGCTACCGCTTTTCACCTGGACGAGGCGACGAGTTCGCCGACCTTCGCTCGTTTGCGTTCCTGTTCATCGAGGGCCAAGGCGCGACGATCGGCAACGATAACTTCGCGACGTGGGACTTGACCACAGACGCGGGCAACCTGGGCATCTCGGGACAGACGCGCTCGGACGGCTCTCTGTTCACAGCGGGTTCAGCGCTTGACATTCCGACGAAGCGCAAGATGTTCAAGCGCGACGCGGTGACGTTCTTCAGCGGGCTCGACGGCACACACACGACGCTGAACTATGAGTTCAATGGTCAGCCTATCTCAGGCGGATGCGCGACCAACCTGGGCTCGGGCGGTAAGGTGCGTGTACATTGGTCTGCGACTCGTCAGCAAGCGATGGATCGCTACTCGGTGGAACTGACGCCGCAATTGTTCTTCTCGAAGGGCGGCACGAAGTACACGTTCATCAAGGCAATCTATCGGGCCACGCATCCGGGCGCGGGCACGTACGTGGATCAGGCTTTCTCGTCATTCGACCCGAACGCGGACCCGCATCAGATCGGCGTGTTCGTGATGGTGGGCACGACGGTGTACAAGCTGCTCGCTCTTCAAACGGTGACGAACCCGGATACACCTATTGTGAAGCTGCTCACGGGGAACACGCATCGTGTGATCTTTCGATTTGGGAACGATTGGTATATGTCAAACCTGAACCTGCCAGACCCGGCTGACGCGACTCTTCGACTCACGGTGAAGACAGGCACCAACGCGGGAGCGACGACGGTGATCGGCGACGCGCACGGGCCGGGGCTCGTGCTGATGACGCCTGACTTGCTGTACGACGCGATCGAGGAACAGCGGAAGTTCATCAAGGGCTGGGACCGCACGACGCAGGCGATCACGCTGAACCAAGCGGCGGCAGGGTTCCCTCCGGCTGAGGCTGCGCTCACGGCTGTGAGCACGCTTATCAACATCTCGAAGACGCTGAAGGATGGTTCCTCGTCGAAGAACCTACACTCGATCGAGGACACGACACTGCTACCGAAGAAACTACAGGAGACGCCATGATCATCGAATCGAAACTGCCAGTTGACCGGACACAAGAGGGAACGATCTATCTCGACAGTGTGATGCTTGGTCGGTGCCGAGGCAAGGCCGACAATCAGGCAGCGATCGAGCACGGCAATCCGTTACGTGATCCGAAGAAGCCGTACGGAGATCACCCGACAGGACGCTCGGTAATCTTCGAGGTACGTGAGTGCTCTACCGCTGAGGCTCACAGCTACGGCCCGTTCAAGCTGTGCATCCGCGCCCTCGAAGGTGATGTAAAAATTCGAGAAGACGCTGAGCCGGGCTGGGATGGCCTGGAAGCACACGGCGGTGACCCACAAGTTGATGGGGTTTCTCTCCGCGCGACATACGGCTGCTTGCGTGTCGCGAACGCCACGATCAAAGTCCTCGCGGCGGCGGTGAAGGCTGCGCTCTCGCGTGGAGAAACGGTGGAGTACGTTTGCACGAATGTCTGAGTGGAGTTTACCTAACTAGGTAGATGACCCCTTCGACGATCGATGTTGGTGCTATTTGGTCTAGGCTGAAAGGCCCGTACGATCAGACTGCGCTGATCAAGGAAACGCTGACGCTCGACTCTCCGGGCGCGGCGTACTTGCGTTGGGGTGACGGTAAGACGCGGTTCCTCAAAGTGGGGGACACGTTCCTGGCCGGTCTCACGTGGCGAGTGATACGTGCCCTCGTGGACGGGGGCTTCCCGAAGCCGGTGGTCCGCTGGCCGCTCGTCATGGAGAAACGTCCGCTCACCCCGACTCCAATCCCTGTGCGTCCTGAGGATCAAGAACCTGCGATCGAGAAGATGATCCGGGCTCGACGCTTGGGGCTCGAACACCCGACCGGTGGCGGCAAGACACGCATCGGCATCGAGGCTGCGCGGCGCATCGGACATCGCACGCTGTGGCTCACGCACACCAAGGACCTACTTTCGCAGACGGTCGAACGCTTCGAGGAACTGCTCGACATCGAGTGCGGTGTGCTCGGTGCGGGCAAGGACATCCCCGGAGACGGCCGCGTCGTCGTCGCCATGACTCAGACGCTCGGCCGCATGCTCGACGAGAAGCGCGGCGCGCCTGAGATCGTCAAGCCGTACCTCGCTGAATTCGGGTGCGTAATCGCCGACGAAGGACACCACGCGTCGGCGGACTCGTGGCAAGAAATCCTTATGCAGTGTACGTCGGCTCAGTACCGGTTTGCTCTGAGTGCGACGCTGGGGGCCATCCCCGAGCCGGTGAATCAGTTCAAGATCGAGGGAGCATTCGGCCCGACGTGGCGAACCACGTCCGTGTCCGGACTCGCTGACCTGGGGTTCCTCGCCAAGCCACGAATGATTGTTCTCTGCCCACCGTCCACGTCCTACCCCACCTATGAAGACATCCGCGACTTCATCTGCCCGACTTGGCGAGAGAACCCCCGTCAGTTGAGAACGCTCGGTGCTCTGATGTTCAAGGAGATGTACGAGCGCGGCATCGTTGAAAACGACTCACGGAACCAACTGCTCCTCGAAGTCATCTGCCGACACGTGGCGCAGAATGAGAAGGTGTTGGTTCTGTGCTCGCGGGTCCCGCACATGGAGCTACTATGGTCCGCGCTGAACGCCCGACTCGGGCAGGCCCCGGTGTGGGGCATGGACGGCAACGCTCCCGACCGGCCGCGCACCTTGGCTCAGTTCAGGCGCGCCGAGGGTGCCGCTGTCCTGATCGCAACCCCGTTCGCCCGAGAGGGTATCGACCTACCCCAAGTAGACGTTGGGGTCATGGCGGGTGGCGGGCTCAGCGACACGGCGGTGATGCAAGGGCTCGGCCGCATGCTGAGGAAGCGACCGGGCAAGGACGAGGTTCTGATCTATGACTGCCGGGACGGCGGCAACACCGGGACCGAGCGCGAGGATAAGGATTGGCTCGGGAACCATTGGGGTAGCCGCTTCGCCCTGTATGATGCTCAGGGGTTCACCATCGAAGAGTGGAGGGGCTGATGGCTCTATCGTGTCAGCACTGCGGCAAGGGTGTGAACAGCCTGGATCGAAAGGCCAAGCACGAGCGGGTCTGCGGGATGGGCGCACCCACTACATCTAGCGGTCACACTCGGTCACACTCCACAAGCGAGTCACAAAAGTGTGACCAACCTAGTGTGACCGAAGAAACCTCTAACACTAACACAGAGTTGCCGGTCACACAAGCGCCCGAGTCACACAGTGTGACCCTCAGCACTACCGAGTCTCCTTCTGAAGTGCAAGGGGTCACACGGTCACAAAAGTGTGACCGGGAGTGTGACCCGCTCGAAGAAGTCAAGGACGCCGTCGTCTATCTCAACGCGCGCCGTGACTACCTGGACCGGTGGGAGCTAGGGTTCATCGGCTCGATGGTCTTCATCGTCCTGAGCAAGACGAACGGGGACCGGGCGCGCCATCTGACGCCGGACATGGTCGGGAAGCTGTTCGAGACCAAGGCGAAGGTCGAAGCCTTGGAAGCGAGAGACAAGGCCGAGGCCGAATACGACAGAGTTCAAAGGCATTTCTCCGACATAAACAAACCGGGGCACGTCTGGTGTGACCTGTGTGAGAAGAACAAGCGAGAGCGGGCTCAGGCGGAGATCGATCGGGTTGAGTTGGAAAAGCGGGACGCCGAGATTCTTGCACAGACTCGTCTACAGGCGATCGCTGAGGGTCGAATCGACGAACACGGCAATCGCCTAGAAGTCACCAGGATCGAAAGAAACCCGCTCACCGCTGTGAGGTACCGGGAGATGGCGAGAAAGCGGCTAGCCGCCCGGAATGCGGCGACGCCTGGGGCTGAAAATGGGAGACCGACAGATGCCTGAGCGGGTGTGGAGCGACGGTCTAGCCCGGCAGGTTATCGCTGAGGCTGTGTACGGGGACCTGATCAAGAGCCTGCCCGGAGCATTCACGCCGGAGTTGTTCGGCGAGGCTTCGAGCCCGAGGGCTCGGATCGCGGCGGTGATCGCAGCGTACGTCGAGGCCAACGGGGGTCGTCCGCCCGTGAGCTACCTGGACACCCTGATCGAGCGGGCGATAGAGGATAGGACCGACGCGGAGAAGGAAGCAATCGGCAACGAATGGGACATGGTACTGGCGACCGAGGTTGCCGAGAACGCCGACCCGATCTATCAGGAGGTTCGAGAGTGGATCGAGTTCAGGCGCATGGAGCAGACGCTACTCGACGCATCTGAGTCGCTGGGCACCGATGGCCCCGAGGCTGCTCGGGAAGCCTTGTCGAAGTTCCAGCCGGTGCGTGCGGAGAATGAGGGCCGTATTCTCCGCTTCATCGGTGACGTGGCCGACCGGCTCGAAGCGTGGCGAACGGGCGACATCATGGGCGAGCGCATCCCGACTGGGTTCCGTGTGCTCGACAATGAGACGGGCGGCGGACCCGCGCGCAAGGAGACGTGGTTCTTCCTCGCGCCGCCGAAGGGCGGTAAGACGACGTTCCTGCTCAACGTCGCGAAGGAGGGCATGACCCGAGGCAAGAACGTCTTCCTGAACACGTACGAGATGCAGGACGTTCGCATGCTGTACCGACTCGATCAGTGGGTGTCGAAGACAGGGCGGCAGGACTTGCTCACGACCGATGATCGGTTCGGCCGGATCGATCGGTTGGAGAAAACGATCCAGGGACTCCGCGCGTCAGGGGCCGGGGAAATTTTCGTGAAGACGCGCCGCACCGGAGAGAAGGCCAGCGTCCGCATGGTGGAGCAGGACATCAAGCGTATGCGTGACGAGGGCATCAAGATCGACGTGGTGATCTTCGACTATCTGAACATCATGGGCTCGATCAAGAGCGAGCGCGAAGTGCGGCACATTCTGTACGCGACGGCATACGAGATGGCGGACCTGGCGAAG